ACAACACCATAGGTCCGCGACCGCTAACTGATAACCACTGTCCCCCGCCCTCTTCTTCGCTGGCATTCATTTTTTTAATCTGTTCTACAAAAAATCCACCTATTATTGAACCTCTATAACTGCATTCTATAAACTTTCCAGAAGATACGAGGCTCGCTGATACGCTATACAATGGTATCTTTAATTCCCCAGAACCACAATCATTGCTAACTAAATATAACCGGCTTTCAGCTGCAGGCAATATCGCTTGCTTTGTTGTTAAATCTGTCGCATATAAAGTCCACTCAACTGAATCTGTAGTCGTCATATTATCCTATAAGAATGGTGGATAGTAACTAAACTTCACTGTACCGCCCGCGTAATCGGCATCTGTGATCGTAATTGCGTTATTTCCAACGTCTAAAGTCATAAAAGCAGCGCTTCCAGAATGCGTAACGTTCCCGATAACAGAACCTGTTCCGCTATGCGTGGCATACTTTTCTCCATTCAATTCTCCAATCGTAACTGACGTACCTCCAGCAATTGTTCCAGTATAAGTTACAGAAACTGCGTTATCTGTGTTTGTAATAACAGGATTCTTTAAGGGACCCGTAAGAAGCATGGTTGGATTTCGCTCTTCTACTGTTCCACTGTTTACAACGGTTAAAGTTTGAGGAGTAGGTGTCCCATCTATAGCATCCGAAGTTACTTCATACAAAGTACTGGACCTGAAGAATGGATCGCATAATGTGAATTCCACTACTATTCGCGCGAGCGACTGCGTGCGACGAATTTGTAACGGTCTATCTACTGTAACTAGCGCAGTTTTTGTAGACGAATCTTCAAAAACAATGGTCAGGGTTTGTGGGGTTTGTTCACTAAATAATCCACGAATCGTATTAAGCTTTGTTTCCAAATCTGAAAGCGAAGTACCTAATATTGCAATTCCAACTGGAATCGTTCTTTGATCATAAAACTTTTGATTGAATACTGTTCCATGTCGATATGGGATAGTTTTATTATTACCTCTTCGCGCAGGCAAGTCCAAATAGTCATCAACTAGAGTAATATTTCCCAGTGATTCTAATTGAGTGAGGCCGTACGCAAAAGTGGTCATTCTATCACTCCCAAGTAATTTAAGTTCTTCATTGCCTTACGAATATCCTCCTCAGCAGCTTCGCGTTTCGGGTTCTGGATATTGACCGTTATATTTTGAACTTTACCGCCACTTTTGCCTGCAGGAATGATCGTCCCGTTTGTTCGTGGTACGAATGTCTCCATACCATGTTCACCAACTGTATAGGGCGTTCCTGCAAATACAGATCCACCTAATGCCTTCTTTTGTACCATCCTGCCTGACGCAGACATCGTCATTCCTGCAGGAGCTCCCATTCCCAAATTAGGGGCTTTTATGGTTGCAAACGACTTAACTAGATTACCAACCCATGTAATAGCGTTCTTAATGGAGTTAACGATGTTGTTGAATACCCATTGAATAATAAACCATAGTTGTTGTACGGTGGTTGTAATCCCTCCAAAGTTGTTTTTGAAAGCAAGATAGACTAGATACGCAGTGGCAGCCACTAATAACAATGGAACAATCCACGCAGCATTAGCGATAACAAAAGCTGCAATCGCTGGAATCGCTGTCGCAGTAATGAATGTAAACAGGGTAGTCAGAGCAGGAAGTAAAAAACCGACCGCGGACGTTACCCCACCGATTACAGTGGTAAGTGGGCCTGCAGCCGCTAAAAATGCACCAAACGCAATAATAGCATTTTGCATAGCAGGTGAGGCGTTTGAGAAAGAAGCGATCAACGGAGTGATAGCGTCCATAAGCCGTATCATTACTGGGATTAGAGCATTGCCTATGATTTCCTTCATATCATCGAGCTGGTTCGTAAATTGAGCCATGCCGCCTGCAGTTGTGGCTCCTGCCGCCAATGCCACTCCACCAATTTCTGTTTGTAATTCTTTCAAAATAATAGCCTGCGCTGCAGCGACATTTCCTACTGCCATAAACGATTTTATCTGTTCTTCCTGTTGATCAGTAAGTTGCACACCGATTCTACGTAATGCACCTACGCCTGCGATTGGATCGTTCAAAGCTTTGCCTAAAGTAATGGACGCCTGACTTGCATCCATTCCGAACTTTTCTGCCATATCCAGCGCCGCCATTGTAGCTTGCGGGAATATATCTTCCCCAATATTAGTGAATGTCAATAACATTCCTTGTGCAGACATTACTGCTTCGTCGGAAAACTTAGTAACTTTTTGAAGCGCAGCAGCATTCTTCAATAGCTCATCTAAAGTAACGCCCGCAACGCCACCAGTTGATTTTAGCACTGCTTCTAAATCAGCAACTGCACTTTCTGCTTCCATTGCAGATTTTACGGACGAGGCGCCGAAGGCGGCAATAGGTAGCGTAAGACCAAGAGTCATCATGCTTCCGGTCTTCATCATGTTTTTGCCTAAGCTTTGCATTTTGGTGCTTAAACCTTTGACGTCTTTTTCAGCGCCAGTAAGGCCTTTACTTAAGTCAGAAGTATCGACTCCTATACTAACCAACAAACTCATAAGAGTATTAGCCATTATTCATCCTCGCGCAAGTCAATACCACCGTTGATAACAGTCATCATTTCAGCGACTTGCATCATTTGATTCGTGGATTGACTTGATTTCGTGAATTTCGGCATGAAGTCCTCTACTTTGTAAGCCTTCTGGTTTTTGCCTCGGTTTACATTGGCAATCGTAGAAGCTGTTATCGCATGACCTAGATTATCTGCAACCGAGCCGAATGGTTCTAATGTATCGAAGGCCATCCATTCTGTTAGCTCGTGACTGGACACACGGTCAAGCAGTTCTGCAACCGTGCATCCAAGTTTTAAGGCGAGTCGGAAGCAGAATCTTCTAAAGGGTTTTCTTCCAAAGCCTCTGCCAGTTCTTTTACATCATTATCGCCAATGCCTGATAACCTTTGAGCCACGACAAAGACCCGTTGCAATGCAACGGCTGATTTGTTGGATAACTCCACAATATCAGCGTCGCTGAATATCCGCTGCCCGTTCTCATCACATATCGTCATACTTGCGAGCTTGGCGCGGATGTTGGTCATGTTGAGCGTTTGGTCTTTGCCGCGCGTCTGGACAATCGAAGCCTCGAATTTATCACGGCTCGCGCCCGTCATACCGCGTACGTACACATCGCCGCCCCACTCAGGCACGGCTACCAGTTCTTTTACAACGTCATCGGCGTTCAGGATGTCTTTTTTATTGAGTATCATTTTTTTACTTTCTACCTACGCTAAGGTCGGCTGTCCACTAATTTTGAGTTTCACACTTGCGGTCAATGCGCCGTCATGCGGCGCGGAAGGCTCGAAACCAGTTACAAACGCGCTGAACGTCCAGGAGGCGGCGGCGGTTGACGGGAAGGTGATCGTAAATGCCGTTGCTGTTCGCAAAGTCAAATCGTTCAAAAGTCCGCCCGCCGTGTCCTTATGGGTTGCCGCGTTCGGGTCGTAAATGATGTCAAGCGTCACTTCGCCAGAGCGAAGGATTGTACCGACATGCTCTTCCCACGCCGCAGTAGAATCGTGAGTCGTCACATCTTCGGTGTCCAGAGATAAACCCGGTCCGCTGATGTTGGTAATTCCTGCGACAGGAGCTGCGCCGCGTAAAAGAATTGCTCCGAATGCTGCATATTTTGCCATTGTTTATTTTTCCTTATGCCAAGATGGGTGCGCCAGTCAATTTTAATTTGACTGCCGCTGTCAATGCGCCGTCATGCGGGGCGCTAGGTTCAAAACCTGTGACAATTGCCGCGAACGACCAAGTCACAGGAGTCGGAAATACAACTGAAAAACCGACTGGAAAACCGTAATCCAACATCGATACGAGTCCAGTAGATGCGTCGTGTGTTGATTCGTTTGGATCGTAAACTAAATCAAGTGATAACTCTCCACTTCGCAAAATAGTTCCTACGACTTCTTCCCATGCGCCTGTGCTGTCGTGCGTAGTAACGTCTTCAGTATCAAGAGATAGGCCGGGTCCTGAAATGTTGGCGATCTGAGCGACTGCAGCTAATGTCTCGCCCGCGTGTGTGTCCGCGCTGGGGGTGGTGGTGGTCAATCCTGTCGCTGTTCCTGTATCACTTGCCATATTCAAATTAGAGATAGTCGCCATGGGAATTTTACGAGTCAGGATAACTTTATCTGTCGCACCACTGATGTCAAACAAAGCGCGAACAGGTGCGGCGGTTGCGTCATTGCGCAAGAAGGTTCGCACAGTCGCGGCTACGCTTGAAGCATTACCGTTTGCGACTGCGATAACCAGAGTGAGCGGAGTACCCACCATGCCTGTGCAAGTGATAATAAAATTGATATTACCAGGGTTGGTAATCGTTCCAACAAGGGTTGCGGTTTCAATCTGCACATCACCCACGCCCATGTTTAGAACTGTTCCGAATGCTGCTAATTTTGCCATGTGTATACCTCTGTCTTTCTAATCGTTATGCCAGATAATGAATTCGGACATACCCCGATACAGGGATGTCTCGGGCTCAAAGCTCGGTTGCTCATTTTGAACCAATCCAGCCTGGATGGTTGTCACCGTAAAAGATGTATTTGCGGAATTTGGCGCGGCAGTCAAGCCCGTGCAGCCAGCGTTGTCAATTGCAATGTTCAGGTTTGCAATGCTCGCACTGTTCAATCGGGTGAGCGTGACAAAAACGCCTGATCCACCCACTGTCAAATAGCTTGTGATATTGGCAACTCCCTGTAATGCCGTGCGGATCTTTCCAGCTACTACAGCAGCTGTATCACCTGCCGCCACCGCAACATTCGTAGTGATAGGACTGGCCGTCATGCCTGTGCAGGTGACCACTACGGACGCATTACCCGAGGTGACAATTGTTCCCGTTACCGTTGCCGTTTCGATCTGCGAGCCGATAAGACCGCGCTTACCATTCAAAGCTGCGCGGACTTGCTCATTTATCGCCTTTGCACTTGCGTATGTCTCAGCCCATGCGTCGAATTGAAATCGCGGATGTGCTAACTCATTTCCGATCCCGCTTGAATCATGGGATAGTTCGCGTGGCGTATCAATGCGCTGGAAGGTGACATTAGGAAGGGTCGCGTCATCGGGCATCACAAAAGGATAAACACGGTCAGAGACAAGCGCGACTAAGCCTGTGTAGTTGACAAGGTAGCTGTATAAACTTTCTTCCAATACCGTCATGCCGTCACCTTTTCAATAATCATCTTGATTGTCGCGCCGACTGCGCTTTTTATCTGTTCGTGGTTATTATCCATCGCGGGGCGCAGGTAGGGTTGTGCGGGGATATGTACACGTTTGGCAAATATTCGACTGCCATCCTTACTAAGCCATGATAGGAACTTCTTATTCTTAGGTTCAATCACGCCGCCAAATTCCTGTATTCTTGCGTAAATCAATTCAGAGCCGACATTGACCCATGCCGCTGTATTGGTTACTTCGTCATCTTCCACATGGATGGAGGCGCGCAACGCGCCTTTATCAATTGGAGCGGCGGGGCGTGCGCTGTTCTGGACAACCAGACCGCCATTCCTTGCGGCGGGTAGCAGGTCGCGCCCGCTTAGGGCGTTTAGAACACCTTTTGTATTGTCTACCAGTATCTTGACGTTGCTCATAAGTCAACCGCCTTCAATGCACAGACATAACCCATCAGCCCGCGATCTTTTATTCCTACAATGTGGTAACGCTTGTCCACAAATGACGTGCTGTCAAATCGGGCTGTAACAGTAATCGCGTCACCTTTGGCGGGTACAACTGCGGCGAATCTAATCTCACAATCCACCGTTTGAACGTCTGCAAACTCGCGCCAATTCTCAACACTCGCCTTATCTGTAAAGCTGCAAGCAATAGCGGTTGTGGTTTCGGTGTAGGTCGGCTCGCCAAATGTATTAGTACCACTCACAACCCGCGCTATATAGTTGGCGGTGTCACCATAAAAACCGCTTACTAAGCGGCCTTGTAAATGTGCTGTCAATCTATCGTTTGCAAGTCTCACGGCTTCCCATCGGGCGCGGTATAAACGCCGCTTACGTTCTCGTAACTGTCGGCACGGTGAGCAAATGAAATGTCAGAGGCAACAGACACGTTTGAAATGGATATATTGAATTGCTGCGCCTTGTCTTTCAGCAAAGTTTCAAATCCTTTGCGGGCTTCGGCATTACTGACACTCATCCAATCTAATCGAAAGTCAGGCTGTGAAAGTTGAGTAATGATGTACTTGATACAAGCAATAACCGCGCCGCCTACGCTGCCCTCGATGGTCAACAGGGCGGTAATGGTTTCATCCGCCAAATATGCGCCCGCGCTGTTTGTATCGCCAATGTGGAAGCGTACCAGCGCAAGGTTTGTTGAAAGGTTAGTTGCAAAAGTAAATGTCATGTTATGCCAGCGTGTAAGATGCCGCTAATGTGCCTGTTGGCGTGCCGTCATTATTCGAGCCGCCCTGAGTGATTAGGACAAAATCAGCGGCGGGAATGTAGAACTG